TTTCCAAAAGTTGATTGTGCAATTTTTGCAGACACAGGTTATGAGCCTAAAGCAGTTTATAAATATTTAGAATTTCTAAAAAAGATTTTACCTTACCCTGTACACTTAGTTGAAAAAGGAAATATAAGAGATGATATGTTAGCTGCTAAAGGTACAACTAATTTTGTAGTAGCACCATTCTTCACTCAAAATAAAATCACAGGTAAAAAAGGTATGGTCATGAGACAATGTACTAATGATTATAAAATCCAACCAATTAGAACAAAGATAAGAGAACTTTGTAATGTTAAAAAAGGTAAACACTTTCCTAAAGATAAGTATGTAGAACAATGGATTGGTATTTCTACTGATGAAATAGGTAGAATGAAACCTTCTAGAGATAAATATATCTTAAACAGACATCCATTGATTGAAGCAAAGATGTCAAGACAAGATTGTATTGATTATCTTAAAAAAGAAAACATACCACTACCAGAAAAGTCAGCTTGTATTGTATGTCCATATCACAATGATGCTTACTGGCATTTTATGAAAACTGAAAGACCAAGTGAGTTTGCTGACGCTGTTGATTTTGATAAACAAGTTAGAAATATATCTCGTAAAGAGGATGAACAACTATACTCTCATAGATCTTGTAAACCTTTAGATGAAGTAGAGTTTGATAAAAAGGAAACAGATAAACAACTTGATATGTTTAACAATGAGTGTGAAGGAATGTGTGGTGTTTAGTATGAAAGAATTTGATAGAATAAGAAAAAAATTAATTGATCTTGAGGAGATTGATTTTACTAATGATGAATATCATTTGGTTTTTCAAATGGCGGGTTATGATATTCTAACTAACTCTGAAATGAGAACTTTAATACTTGCTTTTTGTGAAAAATTAAATCCAGAATTATCACCAAGAGAATATAATAACATTAAAGATCACCATGTGGATTTACCAGAATGACCTACGAAGGTATCTTTGATGAAACTGATTGTAAGCAAGAATTAAAACGAGCAAAGAAGTATATAAAAAAACAAGCAGATATAATCTTAGCTTTAGAGAAAGAAATAGAATTTAAAGATTACGAAATAAAACTATTGAAAGATAAAAAATAATGGCACGTTGGACCTACGCTTTCAGTAATGGAAGTTATAACGATTGGCATAGAAAATACGATGGTATTGCTATGATTGATATAGATTCTATTGAGTGTTGTCCTAAATGTTATGAACCTTTGGCGGTCCTTGAGACTTGCTATGATAAGGGTCAGAAATATAAGGCTACAACCCTTGCAAACATAGTCGGTAAACGCTTAAACATACCTGTATTTTTGGTGTTCTATAAAAAACTGACACATGATACCCTAACTTTTAGGATCAAGCGTATAACAGGCTCTCAGACAGAGTTTGAGGTTATGAACGAGAACCAATGGCTATCTATCTTGCTAGACCTCCAAGAGAACCATAGAAAAGTATGTAATGAACAAGACTAGGGGATTTTTACAGCTTACATACATACTTTATCACCATTTAGATAAGGTTGGGGGGTCTAAAAAGGCTAATTGCTTATCTGTTTATCTATCGTTGATGAAATATTGTTGGAAATCTAACGATTATAGAGCTGGATTAAGGCACTCAACTATTGAGAAGGATACCAAGTTATCTAGGACCACAATTCACAGAACATTACAAACTCTTACGAAATTAAATGTGATCTCTACTATAAAAGGTAGGTCTGGTAAGACCTATCAAATTAACCCTAAGTTTG